AAATCCTTTCTCTCCCTCAGAGGTTTCGATATCGATAACCTCAGCGTAATATTTACGCCCTTGAGGGTTGGGCGTATATTCATAAGTTTGACTTTCTGAAAAGCCATTCTTATCAGTACGCTTTGCGTGGTCCTCTTGAACCACAACGTAGCGTCTGCCATTTTTTTTGGTGATTACGTCAATTAGCGTACCACCATGACGGTCCGACCACCAATAGATCGTAGCGCCATTACCTATGGTCAAAGCCTCAGGCTTGTACCATGAACGAGAGGATATCCAATTGGATACACTCCCAAATTGTACACCAATTTTATTGGGTAACAATTTTTGGTTAGATAAAATTCTAATTTTGTCCATTAGAACCTCCTTTTCTGTACTCTAATTTAATTCTCACATTATCTACTAACGTCAATATAGATAATAAATGAGGACTAGAATATCTCTTATACTCTTCTGTAAATTTTTGATGTTCTAGCCTTACCATATTTCTAATTAACCTAAGTTCTTCTTCTTTTAGGTATAGTTTTCTAGTTCCTAAGTGTGTAGAAAATTCTATATCACTCATTTACGCCTCCTTTGTTTTCTTTAAAGTATTGTAGAAGATGCTCATGTTCATAAGCCTCTTCCCACAAATCGCAAAAACGTTTTAACCATTTTCTTTGGTCTTCGGTCAAAGAGTCATCAAACATTAAAACTTCGTCTGCTGAACCTTTGTCCACGTTTTTGTTTTCGTCTCTGTCTAGCCAACGATTATAAATTTCGACTAGATTGGTTACATGATCTGCCATTACGCCCTCCTTAAAATTTTTCCTGTTGAAATTTCTTCAAGGATTACTTCGTCATAGCCTTGTTCAAGCCACTCTTCGAAATGTTCAGTGGCTCTATCTAGATCAACGTAATAATCATCAATATCACCTACCCAAACAATGTAGTTGTATTTCATTTACGCCTCCTTTGTTAATAGTCTCCGAAATTCTGAGTCAACGACTAATTCAAATTTAAAGCCTAAGTCTAATATTGATCGGACATGATGATCAGTAAAAGTCTTAGTACACAGTAGTGAAGCAAATTTCTTTGCTTGTTCACATACAGGGTAAACTAGGTCATTTCCGTAAACGACCTTATTTTTTACTTTTAGTATATTGTTCATTTTGCTCTCCTTTTGTTAAACGTTGGGTCCTGAAAGACATTGTCCGACTCAATATCAAAGGATATTGCTTCTCTAAGATCGGACCGTTTTCTTTCTAAGGGGGGGACCCTCACACCGTCTCACTTTCTAGGTAACTTTAGGGGTTAGCGTTATCAGTTGAATAATATAAATGGATAGACTGATTAAAGTATAGCTTCTTTTGTTTCCCTGAGCGTTACCTTGCTCTACGTTTCCGTTTTAAGGTCTTCGTTAATGAATTTAATTCGCTTTGACCTTTATTTGAGTTTCTCATCAGTAGGCTCTCTCAACTCATGAACCTAGACACGGACCGTTTATCGTGGACCGTGTTTCGTGGATTAATTAAATATAAAATAAAGTGCGATAGGTAACTTAATCACAAAATAAATAATAATGATGCGATCAAGAATTTTTTCGCCTTTTGTTTTTTCATACATTTAGTCCTCCAATCTTTCTATTAACGTTTAATGGTTTAAGCGCTTTACCTTTAAAAGTATCAATCATTCTTTGAAATTCTTTTTCAGTAAAACGATCACCGTGTGTTGCGACTCTAAAAGATACATATCCATTTTCCTCAGCCCATTTCTTAGCTTTTTCTAAATGCTCTAGGTCCTGAGTTTGAGTAATAATTTCTTCTAGGTAGTCAGGTTGGTTAGGTTTATTTCCATAAAGAATAAACCAATCACCTTTTTCTATTTTTACGTTAGTCATTTAGTCCTCCAATCTTTCTATTAAGACTATTTTATTGTTTTCGAAGTAGATTAGATACTCAGTTCCATTTACTTCTCTTGTAAGTTTAACTGAGGTCCCTGTCCCTGTGTACAGTTGATCACCGTAAGGAATTCGTCTGAGGGCCTCAATTGCTTTTAACGTTTTACCGTCTTCTCTGTTGGCTCTTACTATTTTCATTCTTACACCCATTTCTCTACTAGCTTGTCATAAAATTGAACTAACTGTCTTTTAACAGTTGGCGTTACTTTTAGAAATCTAGCTGTTTGGTAATCGTTTCTTTTTGCTTCAATCCATTGTCTTAAAACAAAAGGTATAAACTCATCATGAAATTCATATCTTTTTGTTTCTTCATTCCAATGGTCTGAAAGTTCGGTAGGTAGATAACCACAATACTTTTCTTGACAATGAAGTAAATATTCTAGTTCTTCCCACAATTGGTCTTCATCATGGGTTATATTAAAAATATAGTCCCAGATGATTTGTTCTAAATCATTTTTTTTCATTTTTATGCTCTCCTTTTTGGGTCTCTTCAGTATGTCCCTAACCCTAGACATAGACGCCCTAAAGGGCGTTTCGATTAGTCTTGCACAATTGAAATAATTTCCTCAATTGGAAAATCTTCGCTTGTAATTTGAAGATTATGCCAATTTAACTCTTTTCTTGGTGAATTAGCGTCAAGACCACACCAATGGCAATATAATTTCCATAGTTGATCTTTAGTTAAATTATTAACGTCTATTGTCATTTTATGCTCCTTTTTAATTAACCAATCTGATATTCATCATGGTTTTCTTCAGCTTTTTTTACTCTGTTAAATAATTTATTAGCTAGCCTTAGATCGTCTTTTAAAGACTCTAGACGATTATCTTTTTCAGTATATTCTGAAATTGTTTCTTCTAAATCGTTAGCCACTCTAAAAATATGAGTTCTTAAAAACTGAAGTTCTTCAAGTTTAGTTACTTTCATTTTATGCTCCTTTTGTTATTGGGTTCCTCATCAGTACGCTCCTGACCCTGAGCGTAGACGCCCCAAAGGGCGTTTCGTTTATTTTATATATTGCATGGCTTTATTAAAACCGACTACAAAGCCTAATAATTCATCGGTAGAATTAAATCTCTTAAAGTCCTCACAATATTGGTTATAACCGATATTAATTGAGTAAGGATTAAAAGAAATTCCGTCTGCACTAATTTTAAGTTTTGTTTTTTCGTCTGATACTGAATATAAATTTTTTGTAAATTCAGCGCATTGATTTGCGTAATAATATTTATTATCGCCTGACAATCTAAAATTAATGTCTAACTTATTGTTTTTAAATTCTAGTTCTCTAAGTTCAATAAATTCTTCCATAGTTGTCTCTAAAGTGCTTTCGAATTTATTTTTTAGTTCGATCATTCTTTGTGATTGTTTTAGTGGTAAGTTTCTCATTTTTATGCTCCTTTTTTTTTAATTGTGGGTCTCATCAGTATACTCCTAACCCTGAGTATAGACGCCCCTAAGGGCGTTTCGAAAATGTTTATGCGACTTTACTTTTGGCTAATTCTTTTAAATAGATTTTATTCCAAACTATATCGTGCCATTTTTTAACTAAAACCTTTTCTTTGGCTCTAGCTTCAATTTCCCAAGGTCTCTCTTTGTAGGGAATTGATTGTTTAGGACCTAACTCTTTGCCCTCCCAACGTGCATGTAATTGACCGTCAGATTTCCAATATCTTTGTTGATATTGTTTTGTTGCGATCTGTTTAACATGAACTAATTCATGGGCTAAAGTTTCAAAGATGTCAGCATTGTGATCAATAACAATCTTATGCTCTTTGTCAGGCGCTGAACCTTTTGCGTTTGCTATGTGAACACCCTCACAATTAGAACCCCAAATCTTTTTGACTGTGGTTTTTCTAACGTGAATTTTAATTTTTAAAGTGTTCTGAAGTTTTTTAGATATCAACTCCCCTAAAAATAGGTTTGTTGCTTCTGTTAAATCTGCAACTAATGTTGCGCATCTTTCATTTCTTGGAAGAGATATTTCTAGTTTCTTTGTCATTTTTTTACTCCTTTTGGGTTGCTCATCAGTACACTCTTAAACCCTAAGTGTAGACACGGACCGTGGACCGTGTTTCGAAAATATTTATTCTGATTGTAGTTTGTTCATGTGATCAAGTTGCTCAGAAGAAAACTGAATTCCACTCTGATCGACTATTTTATTTTTTAAAACATCTACAAAGTTGTCATAATCTGTGTTAACAAATTTCAGACCTCTTTTTCTTTTAGCCTGACTTTCTTTCCACAGTAAATGATCAAGAAATTTTGCTTGTTTTTCTGTTAAATAAACAATTTTTTCAGCTTCAATCATTTAGTCCCTCCCAAATCCCTTTGGTAATTCTAATCCCTCAATATCTGCGATATTGGACTCTAAATCGTCAAGTTCTTGACTATCAGCAATTGCTTCTAGTTTCTCATATAAAGCTGAACTTTGTAGATTTTCAGGAAGATTGTCTTTCCAATCAGTGTATTCTTCTCTGAGTGATTGAAGTTCAGAAAATCCTGAGTTAAGTAGGTTGATAGCATTTTGCCAACGTTGTGGTCTTGATAGTTGTTTAGTCATGATAATATGCTCCATTCCGAATGCTTATGCATTCATGATAAGGCTAACTAAGTAGCCCTATCAAAAATACATAAAAACTTTTTATTCGACTGTTTCCTTATCGGTGTCACCGATTGAACTCTTTGTTCTGAAGACTACCTCTAAGCGTTTCAAGATAAGGTTTGGACCCCTACCCCAATTGGTTCGAGTTATCTACGCACTAAGGGGCGATTATATCTTGCCCAACCTTAGCAACCCACCGAGTCCGAAGACCCAAGAAACTTAATTCTTTGAGTGTTTTAGCACCTTAGACCCATTTTTGCGAATTCTGAATATATTGTCGGTATTCCCCAAAACGTTGGTAACTGACCTATCGTCATTCAGTGTGGTTTCTAAAGTATGGTTTGTTGTCATTAAGGAAGAGACTAATCATTTATATGATAAAGTCAAACATTATTAGATAAAAAAGGATAAATAATTAAAAATAATTAAAAAAAAATGGTCATATTTTATTACTATTAGTAAAGTTATCCACAGGCATTTTTTTGCGTTTTTAGGGTGTTTTAAAAGGGTCTGTGTATGATTTTATTAGATAATTTATTATATGCTGTATGGCTCTTAAAACCGTTTTTTAGGCTATTTTGATTTTGGAGATTTATAATATTTTATTGCAAATTGCGACACGGACCGTGGACAGCGAACAAAGTATGAACGAACAAAATACGAACAGAGTGGACCGTTCACCGTGGGACACACACATCACAGTACTAGGAGTTTTTTGAAAAAATAAAAATAAAAAATAAAAAAATTTAAAAACAAGTGTGATAGTGTCCGCTTATGCGTTTTAACCTTATTTAGGTGGGTTTTACCCATCACACTTCTCATTTTTAGTAGTGTGACTAGTGTGATAGGTGGGTATTGATTTTACTGACTTTTTTTGACCCTCTAGGCAATTGAAGACTTTTTGTAGATTAAAATTTTAAAAATAAATTACTGAAAAATTACTAGTACCAAGAAAATAATTTCGTAATATGTAACGGTATATTATTTATGGCTGACGAAAAAAATCTTTATAAAATGGTAAAAGAAAAGCTTAGTGATTTTAACCCAATTAGGATTGAAACAACTACAATAAACGGTTTTCCAGATTTAATTTTATTTAACCGAAATAAAAACGTTTTGTTTATTGAATGCAAGGTTTGTGAGCGTTCTAGATTGTTACAGTCTTTAAGACCTCACCAAAAAGCGTTCCACTATAAATATAAACAAATTATGAAAGGATTATTTATCTTGCAACGCTCTGTCAAAGAGAGAGCGTTTTTTCTGTATAGGTCCAAGGATATCGACTTTCTGTCAGAAAATAGCGATAATGCACCACTTTGCACGGTCAAGGTGGGCGAACCGTGGACCACGATCAGCGAAATTTTGCATGAGTACCACTAGATATAGATTAAATTATCCACGAAGCGCGAATAATGGCGAAAAATATAGCGTTTTCGTGACTGATAATATGTATTATGCAACAATAGGGTCTAGGTACTTAGGGGCAACGGTCCGAGGTCCGAAAATCGCGAATACCCACCCCCAAAAAAATAGCCCTGACCCCGTGGCCGAGACCCAAGCCCTGGCAACATTGACAGACTATAGGAGTCAAAAATGCATATAGATTATTCAAAGCTTGATCCAAACCAATTAAAGGCGATGGTATTGCTTAGAAGACGCATCGAACAAGAAGGTGCGCGTGGAAATTTTATGAGATTTGTTAAATCAGTGTGGCCTGAGTTTGTTGAAGGTCAACATCACATTAAGATCGCAGAAAAACTTCAGGAATTTTTGACAGGTAAGAACAAAAGATTGATTGTTAACATGCCCCCACGTCACACAAAAAGTGAGTTTGCCTCATTTTTATTCCCGGCATGGATGATGGGGCAAAATCCCCGGCTAAAAATTATTCAAGCGACTCACACAGGTGAACTTGCTATTAGATTCGGTAGAAAAGTTAGAAATTTAATGAACACAAAAGAATATAAGGGAATATTCCCTGATGTTAACTTGAGAACAGACAACCAAGCAGCAGGTCGTTGGGAAACTAACCTTGGTGGTGAGTATTACGCGGCAGGTGTGGGTGGTGCAATCACAGGTCGTGGTGCTGATTTATTAATTATTGACGATCCCCATTCAGAACAAGATGCTTTGTCCGAAACAGCCATGGATAATGCTTACGAATGGTATACCTCAGGTCCTCGACAGCGTATGCAACCAGGGGGAAGTATTGTAATCGTTATGACTCGATGGTCTGATAAGGACCTAACAGGTCAACTCATCAAAAAGATGGGTGATCTGAAAGCAGATAAATGGGACATCATAGAATTCCCGGCAATTTTAGACGATGATGACGAAGAATTAAGAAAACCTATTTGGCCACAGTATTGGCAACTCAATGAATTAGATAAAGTGAAAGCTTCTCTTGTTCCTAGTAAGTGGAATGCACAGTGGCAACAGAATCCTACTCACGATGGTACGAGTATTATTAAACGTGAATGGTGGAACATTTGGGATAAACCTACTCCACCTGACTGTGTGTTTAAAATTCAGAGTTATGATACAGCATTTTCCAAAAAGGAGTCTGCTGACTACTCAGCCATAACAACTTGGGGAATATTTTCACCTAATGAAGGAAAAGAAACCCATTTAATTTTGTTAAACTCCATTAAAGGTCGTTGGGACTTTCCTGAGCTTAAACAAGTTGCTAAAGAACAACTAGCAGCGTATAAGCCTGAGAGTGTAATTATTGAAGCAAAGGCTTCAGGTACACCCTTGATACATGAGCTTCGGCGATTCGGTGTTTACGCGCAAGCTTTCTCTCCGAACCGAGGCATGGATAAACATGTAAGATTAAATTCTGTAGCTCCTATCTTTGAAGCTCGCCATGTTTGGCGTACCAATGATAGTTGGGCCATAGATTTACAAGAAGAACTAGCCGCGTTCCCTTATGGTGAATACGATGACCTAGTTGATGCAACCACCTTAGCTTTGTTAAGGTATAGACAAGGGAATTTTGTTCATCTTAGAGACGATGAAGATGACATGATTCCAAGGGATATGAGAAAATATGAATACTATTAAAAAACTAATTAATCCTGATGACAGGAGACTTAAACAAAAATTAACGCCTAAACAAATGATCTTTGTTTACGAGTATGTTCACAAAGTTTTGCTCGGTGAGATATCCGCTGCCGAAGCGGCGCGAAAAGCTGGCTATTCTCAGAATAGAGCTAGACAAACAGCCACGGATTTATTGAACCCTCACTTGAATCCTTTTGTGGTAGAAGCGATCCAAGAAATGAAACAAGATCTACACCAAGTTTATGGCGTGTCCACTGCTTCTCATTTAGCTTCTCTCAAACAAATTCGTGACGAGGCACGGTCCAATAAGCACTATTCGGCAGCTGTGGCAGCTGAAGTAAATAGGGGTAAGGTCGCAGGCTTTTACGATACAAAAGTGCAAAGCGATACACCTTTAGAGAACATGAGTAAGGATGAGCTCATAAAAGTTTTAGAAAATTACGATAAGCATGGTATAACTCATGACACAAAGTTAATTATTGACGATGATAAAGAGGCCATGACCCGCGGCCCGTTGATCGTGGAAGGAGATTAATGTTACAAGCTTTTTTAAATTTGGGCAGACCTATAGCAATGAAAGCGCTATCGAATCCGAATATTCTCGGATCGTTGCTCGTGGGCAGTGTGGGAGCTCAACAAGCTGATAAAATTCAAAATGATTTATCATCAGGTAACATGTCCTTAGATGATGTATATAATTCTCTCGTAAATTTTGCTGCGTCACCTGCGGTGAGCTTTTTAAAAGACGAAGAAGAACCGACCCAATTAACTCCTACTAAAGAAGAAGACGAGAAACCCAATCTTCCTGAACCTGATCCTACAGATTTATTAAACTTAATGAAAAAAGATGATGAGCAAAAAGATCAAGCAAAGATTTTAAAATTTGAAAAGAAACCCCTTCCTCCTAGAGATGAGTCTTCAGGAATGGCTGCTGATTATGTTCTTCCTCAATATGGTCCTCAAGCTTTTGATCTAACACAAACAATAGAAGAAGAAATGTCACCTAAAGGTTTTTCTACTTTCAGTACAGACATAGATAAAAATTACGATAAATTAAAATTTTTTGTTTATGATAGTGATCCTAAGATTAAAGATGAATTAACAAATTTTATAATTACCTTAAAAAAAATAAAAGGAGATCCTGATGCTGTTTTGACAATGTATCGAGCTGCTCCGACAAGTGAATTAAGAGAAGGAGATTTATTGACTCCTTCAAAAAGTTTGGCACAGTTTTATGTAGAAGAGTCTAAGATAACTCCTCAAGAAATTAAAGAAGCAGAACAAAAAGCAAGACTAAATAAAGAAGGCCCCATAGATTTAACCACTGAAAAAAATATTAGGATAATGGATAAGTTGGCAGAGATATTTGGTGGACCTCAAGAAGTAACTCCTTCTAAGCTTTTTGAATATAAAATTAAAGCAAAGGCTTTACGATGGGATGGAGGAAATAGAGGTGTTGGTGGATGGGGATACTTCCCTTCTAAATAGATCAGTTGTAAAACAATGATTACTTGGTATAAATAACAAATGGCAGATAATATTGATAAAGCACTGTATTCAACCAATAGCCCTGATCTTGAAATAGTTAAATCTGAAACTGAAGTCGAGATTGACGGTCAACGAATTCCTACTCCTGAGGGATTAGAAATTGAAATGGATGAAGATGGAGGAGCGACACTTGATTTTGATCCAATGTCCGCGATCCCTGAAGAAGTAGAATTTTATTCAAACTTAGCTGAAGTAATGGATGAGAGAGAGCTAGATCGTCTCTCTGATGAGTTACTTGCTGAATTAGAAAATGATCGTGCTTCTCGAAAAGATTGGGAAGAATCTTATACCAAAGGTTTAGATCTTTTAGGATTTAAGTATGTAGAAAGAACTCGACCCTTTGCAGGTGCAAGTGGTGTTACTCATCCACTCTTAGCGGAAAGTGCCACACAGTTTCAAGCAACAGCTTATAAAGAATTATTACCTTCAGGTGGTCCTGTGCGAACCGTGATGATGGGAGCAGAGACTCCTGAAAAATATGCACAGTCACAACGAGTACAAGAATTTATGAACTATCAGTTGATGAACAAAATGGAAGACTACACTCCTGAGTTTGATCAGATGTTATTTTATTTACCTCTCGCAGGTTCAACCTTTAAAAAAATTTATTACGATGAGTTATTAGATCGAGCTGTTTCTAAATTTGTTCCAGCAGAAGATTTAGTTGTTAACTACATGGCAACTGATTTAGATTCTTGTGAAAGAATTACTCAGATCATTAACATGAACTATAATGATTTTAGAAAAAAACAAGTCTCAGGGTTTTATAAAGATATAGAAATTATTCCTAGTCAAGTAGACCCAAGTGAAGTTAAGAAAAAATATGATGAAATTGAAGGAGTAAGACCTTCTTACATTGACAAGTCTATTCGTTTATATGAATTCCATGTTTCTTTAGACTTAGAAGGTTTTGAAGATGTTGGCATGGATGGTGAGCCCACAGGAATTAAAATACCTTACATTGTAACTATTGAAGATAGTTCTAGTAAGATTGTTGGTATTCGAAGAAACTACGATAAAAATGATGAGAAAAAATTAAAGAAAAAATATTTTGTTCATTATAAATTTTTACCAGGTTTAGGTTTCTATGGTTTTGGTTTAATTCATTTAATTGGATCTTTATCTAGAACAGCAACTAAAATTTTAAGACAATTAATAGACGCAGGTACGTTAGCAAACTTACCAGCAGGATTTAAGTCTCGTGGACTTAGAATAAGAGATGACGGTGAACCGTTACAACCAGGAGAATTTAGAGACATTGATGCACCTAACGGTGATTTAAGAAATGCTCTGATGCCATTACCTTACAAAGAACCCTCTCAAACTTTGTACAGTCTTTTAGGCTTTGTTGTTCAGTCAGGACAAAGATTTGCTGCTATAACCGACATGCAAGTTGGTGATGCAAATCAAAATGCTCCAGTAGGTACAACAATAGCATTATTGGAGAGGGGCTCAAAAGTGATGTCAGGAATTCACAAACGTTGTCACTATTCTCAAAAAAGAGAATTTAAATTACTGTTTAATGTTTTTGCAGAATATCTTCCTGAAGAATATCCTTATGCTGTAGAAGGAGCTGATCGAAAAGTCAAAGCTGAAGACTTTAGTGATCATGTAGATGTACTACCTGTTTCTGATCCTAATATTTTTTCAACAACTCAAAGAGTAACTTTAGCTCAAACTGAATTACAATTAGCACAAAGTGCACCTGATATTCATAACATTAAAGAAGCTTACAGAAGAATGTATGAAGCTTTAGGTGTTAAAGATATTGATCAGATTTTAAGAAAAGATTCCCCTAATGCTCCTAAAGATCCAGCCACGGAGCACGCTGATTTACTCGATGGAAATTTAATGAAGGCATACGAAGGACAAGATCACGATGCGCATATCCAAAACCATTTAATCTTTGGAACTAATCAAATGATCTTGGGTAATCCTCCAATGGCTATGAAACTTCAAAAACACGTTTTAGAGCATGTTTCTTTAAAAGCAAAAGAACAAACCTCTTTCTTAGTTCAACAACAACAAGTTCCTGAAGATCAAATGGATGCTGTTATCGCAAAACTAGAAGCACAGTTTATGACAGAGATAAAACAACTTTCACAACAACTAAGTGGTGCTGGTCAGCCTGATCCTGTAATACAATTAAAACAACAAGAGTTACAACAGGGCGCTCAAAAAGATCAAATGGATGCACAAATAGATCAAGCTAAATTACAATTAGACGCAGAGAAACTTCGTCAGAAGACAGCGACTGATCAAGCAAGAATACAAAAAGATTATGACATTGCTGACAAACGTGCAGAAGTTCAGTATGACAAAATGACAACACAAACATTAAATCAGGAGAGAAGAGATGCCCTTAACCAAAAAAGGCAGTAAAATAAAATCTGCTATGGAAAAAGAATATGGAAAAAAGAAAGGTGAACAGGTTTTTTATGCTTCTAGAAATAAAGGAATTATTAAAGGTGTTGAAAAGAAGACTAGGAAAAAAAAGTAATAAGTATTATACTTTAGATATGAACAAAGAGACTGAAAAAAGAGTTCAAGGTATAATCGATCAAACAAGAGAGTTTGTACAAGAACAAGTCGATCAAGGTGTTAATTTAGTAGAACTAGCTCAAGTAATGTTAGCGATGAGTCGTGAAACAATGGTTGATGCTTATGGTGAATTCATTGCAGATTCTTATATTTCTACTCAAATATCTAGGTTGCAAAAAGAAGAAAATAGTCTAACATTGCACTAATGGTTAAAAAACTTACAAAAACAACACCACCCAAAAAAGGTCCTGTATCTCAGGGATACAACATACAACCTGGAAAAATTATGAAGGTTGGAAATGTTCCTGAAGATAAAAAACATAAAAAAGGCTATGGAATAGCTTTTAAAGGACTTAAATTCGAAGGAGTATTCTAATGAAGAAAATATGGGATTGGACTTTTGGTCTATGGAACAAACTTAACGTACATGCACAATGGTTTATTTTTATTGTAGCATGTTTCCTTGCTTATCATTGGTTTGTTAAATAATAAATGCTTTCAAAATTATTAGGAGGGTCTCTAGTGGACACTGTTGGTAAAATTATTGATAGTGTTCACACCTCCGAAGAAGAAAAAGGCCAAATAAGAATTAAATTACAAGAATTAGAAAATGAAATTAATTCAAAACAAATGGAGATTAATTTAGCAGATGCTCAGTCTACAGCTACAGATATTTCAGGCATCTTGCAACGCTCTTGGAGACCCCTCATTGGATTTAGTGCAGCATTGGCCATATTTTTCGAATTTGTACTTAAGCCTTTTATCGTGTTCTTTTTAGGTGTTTTTCATATTGAAGTAGGAGAACTTCCTCAGATGAATATGGAACAGTTGATGCCTTTGGTCTTGGCTTTGCTTGGGATGGCTGGGCTCCGCAGTTATGAGAAAAAAAATAATCTTACAAAATGACAGTATATAAAGATGAAACAGTAGATATCGTTCTTGATGAGAACGGTTATTTTCACCATGAAGATAAACAAACTACTTGGGGAGTTAAAATAGATTTACACTACACTATTTTAGGTGTTGATTTTGGAGATAAAATTGATCCAAAACAAGATCAAGGTTGGAATTTTGAATTAGATTGTAGTTGTAATAATCAACACAAAGAAAAAAGAGATGTTCCTACAGGTCAAGAATGGAAATGTTCAGTAGATACTAACGGTGGTGGGCATGATACAACTTTTAATTTTAAATGCACTGCTATTACAGGTCCTGATATGGGTCGTGCAATTGTAACACTTCACTATCTTTGCAAGGATTAAATTAAAAAATAATGCAACAGTCTTTTGACTACTTATTAAAAAAAGAAATTAATAATAGAATTGAACAATATAAAGATGATATATTGTCCAAAAATATAGACTCTTATGAAGACTATAAATATGCTCTTGGAAAATTACATGCTATGGAGTTATTTTTAATAGACTACAAAGAGCTATTAGGAAAGGTAATGAAAGATGACTAGTTTAATTTTACCCGAAGGATATAAGAAAAAACCTTCTGTAAAAGTAAAAGAACAGAAAGAAGACGATAGGAAAGAAGGTCCTGCCTTGGAGAGAATACCTCAAGCAACAGGTTGGAGAATAGTTGTTCTTCCTTATAAAGGTGTTGATAAAACCAAAGGTGGTTTGTATCTTACTGATAAGGCAATTGAAGAACAGCAACTAACCACTAATGTAGGTTTGATTCTAAGTATGGGTTCCGATGCCTATGGCGATAAGGATAAATTTCCTAATGGACCATGGTGTAAAAAAGGTGATTGGATAGTTTTTGCAAGATATGCTGGATCAAGAGTTAAGATTGAAGGTGGAGAAATCCGTATTCTTAATGATGACGAAGTATTAGCAAAATTAAAAGATCCCAAAGACGTATTAACAATTTATTAAGGAGATAAATATGGCTGAAGAAAAAATGGTAGACCTTGATACTTCGGGAGAAGGTCAAGAGGTCGAACTTCATGAGGAAGAAAAATCTACCGAACAAAATTCTGTTGAGTCAAAAGAAGCTACAGAAGATACAACAGAAAAAGTAGAGGATTCTTCAGATGATGATTCTAAAGAAGATGGCTTAGATAAATATTCTAAAAATGTTCAAAGAAGAATTAAAAAACTTTTAGACAGGATAGAAAAAACTGAGCAAAGAGAACAAGAAGCTCTTCGTTTTGCAGAAACTGCAAAAAGAAAATATGAAGAGTATGAAAAAAAGATAAAATCTTTAGATGAAAACTATATCTCTGAGTACGAAACAAGAGTTAAGTCTCAGATAGAACAAGCTAAAAAAGCATATCAAGATGCTTTATACAATAATGATGTCAATGCACAGGTTGATGCTCAAAGAGCCTTAACTCGATTAGCTATTGAAGAGGAAAGAGCAATTGTTTCTAAACAACAAAGAGAACAGTTATTAAAACAACAAGAAGGTTTAATGGCAGAGAGACAATCTCAACCACAACAAACTGCTCAAAGACAGCCTGATCCTAGAGCTGAACAATGGGCAGAAGAAAATAAATGGTTTGGTTCAGATGAAGCAATGACTTTCACTGCTTTAGCTCATCATAAAAAACTTTTAAAAGAAGGATATGATCCTAAAAGTGATGATTATTATGAAGAAATAAATTCTTATATGAAGAATCAATTCCCTCATAAATTCAAAGAAGAAGCTAAAGAACCAAGAGAAAAAGCTCCTCAAACAGTTGCTGGAGCATCAAGAACATCAAAATCAAGTGGATCTAGAAAAGTAAAATTGACTCCTAGTCAAGTTGCTATTGCAAAAAGATTAAATGTACCACTTGAAGAATACGCAAAATATGTATAGATTGGAGATAACATGGTAAATAAAACGCTTAGGTCAAATGAGACAAGAGAAAAGACAGCTCGTAAAAAGGGTTGGACAAGACCTTCCTCATTAGACGCACCCCCAGCACCCGATGGATACAAACATCGATGGATAAGGGCCTCAGTTAGAGGTTATGACGACTATAAAAATGTTAGTGGAAAATTACGAGAAGGTTGGGAATTAGTCCGAGCTGACGAGTATCCTGATTGGGAGCTTCCTACTATCGAAGATGGTAAACATGCTGGTGTAATAGGGGTAGGTGGGTTGCTGTTAGCTCGTATGCCAGTTGAAATCATTGAAGAGCGAAATGCTTATTACAAAAACTTGACCGAGGGCCAAAAAAAGGCCGTCGACAATGATTTACTGAAAATCGAGGATCCACGGATGCCGATCAGCAAACCCCAAAGGCAAACCAAAGTAACTTTTGGTTCAGGTAACAACTCGTAATCGGCACGGTTTGTTAAACGACCAATATTAACAACGTATTACAAAGGAGTAATATTATGGCTAACTTAGACGCACCTTTCGGGTTTAGACCCGTTATGAAAGTAGGTGGCGGCGTTTCTAACCAAGGGCAAACTCAATACACAATTGCCAATGGTGAAGCATCAGCTATCTTCATGGGTGATCCTGTCAAGCTTGTTGCTAACGGTAACATTGATATTGCATCTTCAGCAGGTGATACTATTGTTGGTATTTTTAACGGTTGTTTCTACACAGACCCAACAACACAAAAACCAACTTTTAGTAATTTCTATCCTGGTGGAGTTGCAGCAAGCGATATCGTTGCACAAATCATTGACGACCCAAACCAATTGTTTGAAGTTCAAGCAAATGGAACAATAACAGCTGCTAATGTCGGTGAAAATGCTGAGACATCTTACACTGCAGGTAGCACAAAATCTGGTATTTCAAAAGCTGAAGTTAACACTTTTGCATCAAATGCTAGCTCAACATGGATTATCGTAGGTCTTTCAAAAGATCCTGATAACGATGATACATCTTCTGCTAATGGCAATTTGATTGTAAAACCTAATCTTCACTTCTACACAGGTGGAAAGGCAGGGGTATAATCCATGGCTATTTCAAGAAGTCAACTCGTTAAAGAGTTAGAGCCAGGCCTAAACGCACTGTTTGGTTTGGAATATTCAAGGTATGAGCAAGAGCACAAAGAAATCTTTGATCAAGAATCTTCTGACAGAGCATTCGAAGAAGAGGTAATGTTATCAGGTTTCGGTTCAGCTCCAGTTAAATCTGAAGGCTCAGGTATCTCTTATGATACTGCTGCTGAAGCTTATACTTCACGTTACACACACGAAACTATTGCATTAGGTTTTGCTATCACTGAAGAAGCAATCGAAGATAACCTCTACGATTCACTTTCTTCTCGTTATACAAGAGCTCTTGCAAGATCAATGGCAAACACAAAGCAAGTCAAAGGCGCTGATGTATTAAATAATGCATTCGCATCTGGTGGTGCCGCAGGTACTAACCCAGGTGGTGACGGTGTATCACTTATTAATACACAACACCCATTAGCTGTTGGTGGTACTTTCTCAAACAGATTAGCAACTGATGCTGATCTTAATGAGGTATCATTAGAGCAAGCTTTAATTGATATTGCTGCGTTTGTTGATGAGCGTGGTCTTAAAATCGCAACTCAAGGTAGAAAACTTATAATTCCAAAAGAATTACAGTTTACTGCTGATCGATTAATGAACTCTGTTTTAAGAACAGGTACAGCAGACAACGACATCAATGCAGTCAGAAACATGGGAATGATTCCTGAAGGTTATGTAGTAAATCACTTCTTAACCGATACAGATGCATTCTACATTAAAACTGATGCACCAAATGGTCTAAAGCACTTTGTTAGAACTGCTCTTTCCACAAACATGGAAGGCGATTTTGACACAGGTAACGTAAGATACAAAGCTAGAGAGAGATACTCATTTGGTTTCTCTGATCCTAGAGGTATCTTCGGAACTTCAGGCTCTGCATAATAATTAAATAACTACTAAGAAGGGCGTATGTCTTTGACTGCGCCCTTTTTTTATGTCATATTCTAGTTCTAGCATAACAAGTCACATAAACTGAGCTAGCAGACGGTATAGAGATTATGTGGCAAGGTCTATACAACCGAGGAGGTTTATTATGGCAACAACTACATTTACAGGCCCAATCGTAGGTCTAAGAGGGGTGATCGCTGGTCCAAATCCTAATGCTTCAGGAACAGATCAGGGTGGAACTACACCTTTCACAAGAACAACTAACACTGTTATTACATCAGGAAGTACATCTTTAGTTGCAGATGCTAACGAAGGTGTGATGGTATATGTGCAAGATGGCGCTAACGGAGCCGCTGTTATTGCTTTTTCAGATGGAGCAACTTGGTTAAGATGCGACACATTGGCTAACGTATCATCAAGCTAATATTAACAACTCTGCGTGGGGGAGTAATGTCCCCCCGCCATGATAGGAGAAAAAAATGGCAAACACAGTAACAGGTCCTACAATTCAATTTCAAGGGGACCGAAAATTAATTAACACATGTTTTGTAGCATGTGATGGTGGAAACACTAGTTCAGTGGTTTTAGTAGATGTTTCTGCTCTTGCTCCTAATAAAGCAGGAGAAGCATGTACTAGAGTTGCATTGAATCAAATATGGTATAATGGAGCAGGCGCAGCAAATGCATCAGCTACCTTAACTTGGGATGCTGACACAGATGTTCCTTTTCTTTCATTAAACTATGATAACAGTTTTGATTTCTCTACTTTTGGTGGTTTACAAAATACAAAAGCTACTGGATATACAGGAGACGTAAAGCTAGAAATTCCAGCTACCACTATTGCTGGTCAAGAAGTGACCGTTTGGTGTGAGTGGATTAAATATTACGATTAATCATGGAAATAAAAACTTCTGTTAAATCAGGTAATTTTCGCCCCACTAAAAAAGGGGCGGGAATGACTACCAAAGGGGTTAAGGCTTATAGAAGAGCTAATCCTGGTTCTAATTTACAAACTGCTGTTACAGAAAAAAATCCAACAGGTAAAAGAGCAGAAAGAAGAAAATCTTATTGTGCTCGTTCTGCAGGACAAATGAAACAGTTTCCTGAAGCAGCAAAAGATCCTAATTCAAGATTAAGACAAGCTCGTAAACGTTGGAGGTGCTAAATGAACTTAGATAGTAAAACACTTAGTGTTATCCTTGTAATCGTTATGCAAAGTGTTTCTTTTGTTTGGTTTTTATCTAAAATGGATAATAGAATAGCTAATAATCAAGCACATATTCAAGAGATATTGACCATGCATATGGAATGGAAAAGCATGGAAAAGAAGGTTGATAAACTTTCTTGGCTATTAGAACAAGACGCTAGGAACAATTAGCTTAGGCTATATTAATTTTTATGGTATAAAAGATTATGCAAATAGATAAACTAAAAGATTATAGTGGACTAGTTTTAAGATGGACACTGATTGTAGTTTCTATCTCTTTCGCTTGGTCTAACTTAAATAACAGAGTTTC